GAAAATTGTTTGCTATATCTTGACCAGCCATTGCTTGTGCATTTTGGAAACCAGCTTGTCTAAGACCAGCAGATGATTGTGCTAATTGTTGAGCAACACCTCTACCCATTTCACCCATTGCAACACCATGTCGTGAGCCGCCAAAACCACCAGCCGCTTGAGCTTGTGCGCCTAACATATCTAATCCCATGTTAGCACCACGTAAGATGTCAGTCTCATTAGCCTTAACGACTTGGTCTGTATAAGGATTTTGGTAAGCGTTTATATTAGCATTAAGTAACTGTTGCGCCATTACCTGTGGACTTGCATTTTGCTGTCCTACTTGTTGAGCCGCTATATTAGAGCCAGCAACATTAGAGCCAGCAACATTGTTTAGTGCGGCATTTACATTTGTACCACTAACATTCGTAGGAGTTACATTACTACCCAAATAATTCGTATTAACATTTGAGCCAGTCACATTATTTAAAGCTGGATTAACACTCGAACCAGCAACGTTCATTGCGTTTACATTTGAGCCAGCAACATTTGTTGGATTAACTGAAGCGCTTGTTCCGGCTACTCCAACCTGACTAGGCGTATATGCCATTCCAGCCGCAGTTCCTAATCCAGCCGCTTGTATGCCTTGAGCCGCTAGGCTGTTAATGTTAGTAGGTACTGGAGCAATACCACCTTTTGGTGGCACATACATAGGATGATTCGGGTTTTGAACTGCTTGTTGTTGAGCAATATGATTAGGGTTTCCTACATATCTTCCCAGACCTCCGCGAGGTTGTACTCCGGGTGCTGGTGGTACTCCGGGTCTAGGTAAAGCCTGTGTAAAACCGCGAGGTTGTACTCCGGGTGCTGGTGGTGCTATATTAGGTCTTTGCTGACCTCCGGGTACTTGTCCAGCCATTACCGACCTCCGTAAGATTGATTATTTGGATTTTTGTATGTACCACCTTTGCTCTTATAAGTTTTTTGTGAAGCATACTTGGATGGTTTAGGTGCGGTTGTTGCCTGAACGTTGTAATTGTATTTAGGCGCTCCAATATCCATAACACCAGCTCTGCCTCCGGCATCACCTTGTCCAGTATATCCATAGATTGATTTACCACTAGCATCTTCACCAACTTTGGTATTTGCGTATGTTTGTGCCATAGTTTCAGCGTAAGTTAAATCTCTTCCACCTCTAGGAGCAACTCCTCCACCTCCGCCACCACCACCACTACGTCCAGCGTATTGAGGTGTATTTGCTGGTACTGCATTACCAAATAGTTTACTGTAGGCATCCATATTGTCAGGATTTGAAGCTGTTAATTCTTTCATAGCTTGGTCGTACAATGGAATAGAGCTGTAACCTTTCATACCATTAGCGTATGTAGTTGGAGTTGGCATACTACTCATTGCATCTGTAGGAGCGAGTAAACCAAAAGCTGAAGCCGCATCATTATTGTTTTGAAATGCCGCCGCTTGATTGTCATTAAATGCCGCAACTTGTGCGCCATAGTATGGCATGTACTCAATTTGTTGGAGAGCTTCTGCACGTTGCAGATTTCTATCTGCTGGCGCTCTTACCCATTCAGGTACTGTTGTCTCTGTAGTTGTTTTCTTTCCACCACCTTTACCGCCGCCACCTGAACTCATGTCAAAACTCCTTTGCTAATATTGTAAGTTGTTCTTTCCATCCTTTAGATTCAAGAACACGTTTCCATCCTTTCCTACCGGCTATTGACATTCCGTCACAGCCTTGTAATTTTCCCCATTCCATTGCACTATCATGCATGTCTGTAATCTGTTTAATTCCGTAGCCTTTATCTCCACCGGCTAAGAATACGTGTAGCACTTTTTTGTTAGGATACACTACAATCTCTGTGACTGCACAACCGTTTGACCCCATCCATAGTTGCATGTGTCCACTTAACACACCATCTACAATATCTTTAAAGTCATGTGTGTCACCGCCTTTATTAAGCGCAGACATAATCCAATCCTTTCCAGCCATAAGTTGTTCTTGTATATTCATGGGTCTAATTTTAACTTAATCCAAGCTCCATTCTTTGATACTACTGGACAATCTTGTGCGGCATCCCACATCAAAATACCATCTTCTACAGCTCTAGAATCTGAGTCTTTGAACTGTAATTTGTTTCGTGTACTTGTAAGGAAAGCGTTAATACGTTCTCCCCAAGGTTTCCAGTCTGCTCCTAACGGTGGTGGCGGAGTAGCAATACTCATCGTCTACCACCCGGTACAGCATCTATTCTCATAATCCCTGACCGCCAATTATCGTTTGCAGTTCCTTGTATTTTAACCCTAACCTGTCTTCCTGTAAATCTAACATCTGTTGGATTACTTAATGTATAAGCGCCATGAGATGTTTCGGAGTCATTAGGATGGAATCTAGTTTTAAATGTAACTTCAACTTGACCTTGAGTTCTTTCGTCAGGGATAAGCTTACTTACTTTCATAATAGTATCACCATTGCCTAGACTAATAGAGCCTGATTCAGCATAAGGCTTAACTGAGCCATGTGTGTATCCAGTCTCTTGATTGTAAAGATTACCACTTGCATCTGCCCATATTGGATTAACAAATATTCCTTGGTCAACACCAGCAGTTCTGTCTATAACGCCTGTTGCCCAATGACCTTCTTTATAGTCAAGGGTAACGTATCTGTCGTTTTCATTTGCACTTGCTGAAGGATAGAACCACCATATCTCTCCAAACTGTGAGTTATGTACTGCATACACTTTACTTACCTGTGAAGGGTTTAAATCATCAAACACATAGTCAGCTACTTCACAAGAAATTTCGGTAGCAGTAGAACCATTAAATGTGTAGAAGCCTTTCTTACCCATCCAAAATGCGCCCTCATCAATTGCTACTGCGGCTTTCCTTGAGGCTATGCCACATGCTGTACCTACTCTCTGAAATCCATATACAAATGGCGCTCCTGAGTAAGTAGCTAAGTGTGCATCTTCACTTGTCAAGATTAACGTTGCGCCTCTCATTCTAACGCCACACATAATCTGTCCATTAGTCTGAAGCTCCATGTCACCAGCCTCGTTTGTTGCGGCGGCTGTCCAAGAAGTATTATTTTCTTTATCAGACCATGCAACCTTACGTGGATTACCACCAGCTCCTAAACAAAATACAAACCTTTCTTCTGTGACTACCATAGCTAGGTTGTCTACCGGAGCATTCGCAACTGTTGCCGCGTTTGCACTAGGATTACCTTGCCACTCTAATAACTTACCATCCGTTGAAGACACGCCTAGAAGATATTCTCCCCACGTATCTAATGACCAAGTAGTTGCTTCTGCATAAACTCCTGAACTTGTTGGCGCTCGACCATAATTTGTTGAACCCATAAATCCGCCACCATAACCTAAATTAAGTGCGCCATTTAAAGAGCCTGAAGTAAATCCTGAAGATGGTGTTATGTCAGTTACTGTTAGTGCCGGGTTCACATAATATAACTTTTCATATGTTCCAGCCGCCATATGTTCGTCACTATCGTTGTCTAAATATGAAATCATTGCTCTAGGTGCATAAGCAAATGCGCTAGATTTTCTTACTGTCCATCCACCTACTGGTCTCATTGAACCATCGTGCCATCTAACTAGACTAGCTTCACGCCATCTGTTAGAAGACTCAAACTCTGTTCCGTTTGCATGAACTCCGGGTGGTAATTGTAGTGGTATCAACATAATATTAAGCCGCTATCTGTGTCCAAGTGTTAGTGTTATTAACAATTAATTCCCATTTCTCTCTGCCTATTGTAGCAGTTCCTGACGTTGCACTTAATGCACCTGAAGTGCTTTGTACTCTATTACACGTTGCAGTAAATACTGTTTCAGGTTGTATAGTAGCATAAGGCTGTTGTATTCTTTCGGAGTCTGCAACTATTGTTGAAGCTCCTGTCAGCGATGCGATACCACCTCTCGTGGCAAAGCCTAATACAGTAATACTAGCGTTAGCAGTTGGCGTACCTGAACCGAATCTTACTCGATTACATATAGCCGCAATTGTCGCTGTAGGACTAACTGTAGCCGCGCCATTGACCATAAACACACCATCACAAGTAAGACTTGCTGTTGCACTTGGGTTTGCACTACTCTCTCTAACCCTTACTATTGTAGAGGCTGGTACAACTGTAGACTCTACTGTTATAGGTGCGGCACTTGTTCTAACTCTTGTACCGTTGCCTGTACTTGTAGCTACAGTAACTGACGTACCATTTATTAGAACTGAACCTAGAGCAACTCTTCTAGCTAATGCACTAACAGTAGCTGTGCCATCTAATGTAGCACTACCAACATTAATCTTCTCGGCTGAACATGCAACAGTAGATGTAGCTGATATTATTGTCTGTAGGTTAGATAAATCGTAAACACTTACACCATACAGATAACTACCATAGCCTTGTGCATCTGTTTCTTCAAGTATAAACTTCTCACCAGCCGCAGTTACACCTGAAGATACTGTTACTGTAACCGTACCGCCTGAAGCAAATGTAGCATTACCAGTCTGTGTTACTGTAGAAGCAACCGATACTGTAGCACTACGCTCACCAACTACCTGACCACTACAAGTAGTAGCCGAAGTTACACTTACAATTGCATCAGCCGCCGCAGTAAAACCACCTATCGAAGCAACACCTGACGTTGCACTTACAAGTAATTCAGATTGTTGTATACGCTCACACGCTCCAGTAACACTAGCACTTGCCGATATTGCTATCGGTAGTGAGTCTTCACCAAATTCATGTGAACCATACGTACTCGTGCCATACGAATAAGCAGTAACATTTAAAGTTGCCACGTCAGCCTAATCGTTAGATTAGTTCAATGTTATATCTAAGTCACCAGTTGGCACACGGAATACATCACCAGTAGCAATAGCTTTACTTGACGATAAAGTCGCATAAGCCATTAAGTTACCTGACGATACCGCATCAAACACACCAACGTGAGTTACTGTTCCCCATGAACCTGTTGCTGTAGGAAATTCAATAGCCGCATCATTAGATGTTGTTGCACCTGACGTTGCAAAGTCAACTGTTTGTCTTGCATAAGCACTACCTGACAACTCAGTACCTCCACCAGCTTCTCCCGGTGCGGCTGTAAACAATCCTAAGTAATGCTGAGAAGGTGCTGTGTAAGCCGCTCCAGCAAATACGTGGTCTAAAATTTCCGTTTCTAAAAAGTTTGTAAAACTCATACTAATCCCCTCACTTTAAGTGTTAACCCTGAACCGCTAAACATAGCATCCTCAGAGACTTGGTTTAAACGCTGTACTGCCGCAGAATACATCTGCGCCCATATAGCTACTCGTGCATCTTCCGCTAGATACGGTGCTGAATGTAATAACGCTCCATAGAGGTATACATCAGGCGCTTCTAGTAAGAGCCAGTTATCTGTGTTGGTTATTAACGAAGGTATCTTCTGATAATAAAGCAACTCAAAATCTGTGTCGTTTGATGGCGTTGGGTATAACTGAAACTGCCCATTCGCGTGTGTGTACATTCTTGGTGTGCCGGCGGCATTCTCTTGCGCTTCGCGTTTATCTGCCATTGAATCTCTAGACACTAGGTTAACTACTGAAGTTCCTGTGCCTGTTAAATGTAATCTAATTGTTTCTACCCAATCTGCTGGTATCTGCATGTATTCATCTGCGGCTGATTGTTGTCCACTTGAACGTGCTTCCATCTTCCAATGACGTATGTCTCTGTTAATCTGAGCTTCTGCTAATGCAACAAAGTCAGGTATGACAGACGTAAGGTCATCTCTGTTTAAGAAGTCAGCAATAGAAGCTTTGAGTCCTGTGTAATTAGTTAGAGCCATATAGTCTCCTTATCTAGTAAAAAAGTCATAAGCTTCATCTTGTACTTGAAAGCCACTTAATGGTGCGTCTGTAATTCCTAAAGCAAAAATTCTTTTTTCGTCTTCAGTCATGTTAGCCATTATTTCATCTACGTTTGATTTTTCTATGCTAGTAAGATTGTTATATTGGTTATTAAATTTGTCAGGGTCAACTGCTACAGCATCTAAGTTAGGCATACCAGTACCAGCAAAACTATTCTTTAAGAATTCTGATTCCGCTATTGCACCTTCTCTTGCGGCTGGAGTATCAAAACCTCTAACACCAGCACCTAATTCACTATCACTTAAAAAACCAAGGTTACTAGAATCTATATTCTGTAAAGCTCTCATTTTATCTAATCCACCTAATGCTGGAGCGCTATCTATGTAAGACATCTTAGTATCGTAGTCAGCTTGTGTAGCGTTGGTGTTTTTATAGTTAGTAGCTAAATCCATTACGCCATTATCAGAATCAAATGCTAATTCTTCACGTTTTGCTGGAGTATCTACACCTCTAGAACCCACAGACCCATCCATTACACCGCTTCTATCCATGCCAGCATATTGTCCTTTTAACATCTCTAGTATTTGTTGGTACGTTAAATCGCCCATGATGTCTCCTGTCTAATTAAGCGTAAGTATATCATCTCTTTTATATGTTATCAATTAATCTAGTAATCCCTTTTTCTCTAAAGCCATTAACCTTTCATGTGTCAGTAAACCAATAGGAGGACTTTGCATTGTTAACTTTCTCATATCAGCATCAGTCATGTTAGCGGCTGTCATAGGAGAACCATCTGCTTTTGTATTGTCTACTAAATCTAAGATACTAAGCTCACGTTGTTTAGGATTTAATATTCCAACACCGCCTCCCATTAACGTTTCATCGTAAGATGAATGACTTCTTTTACCAGCTACACTATTTTGCATATCCATAACTCCAACAGTTTGCAATGTGCCTTGTTTTTTATTTAATTGTCTAGGGTCTGCATTAGCTAGTCTTGCTGTAGGATATGATAAGACTCCATTAGCATCTCCTTTAACTAACTTACCACTTGTATCTCTAAAGTTTACATCAATGATACGTGCTATCTCTTTTCGCTCACTACCTGTAGTTCCTTCTAATGGATTATCAGATTTAGAACCTTTCCATTCCTTGTTAATTTGACGTATATAAAACTGACCTTTTGAATTTTTAACACTCTCTTTTGATGTAGTTTTTATAAGGTCATCTAATACTTTAAGTTGTTTTGCGTCTAATCCGTTTATAGCAGAGTTAAGCATTGTTTTGGTAAGTTGTTGACTAAAATCCATACCTGTTGGTGACATACTAAAAGGCATTAACAATGGGTCTTTCTTATACAACTGTTTAGCTTCTCCAGCTTGTTTAACTATTTTGTTTACTGCATCTGTTGCTGACGCCCACAAATAACCTCTGTCAACGTTCTCTTCAATAAACGGATAATCACTACCAGCTTCTCTCTTTACACCTTTGCCATCTACACCAATAATACTATGTCCGTTTACACTAGTCATTATGTCACCACCGGCTGTATTGTCAACCATAGTTCCTACAATTGGATAGCCTTCTAAATCTCTTATGTCTAATTCAGGAGTATATATCAAACTGTTATCCATAGTTTCTATCTGAACATCCATGAGTCCTTGATTAATTTTGTCTTTGTCTGATTTCCTAGTAGCAAACCGGTCATCTATAGTCTCACCAAGTGTAGAGCCAATAGTTATTCTGTCACCTGTGTTTTTAGTTATGTCTATGTCTTGTCTTTTTAATACTTTAGTAATGTCAGAGTTGTATAAGACATAGTTAGAGGCTCGTGGGTCAGGTTTGCCAGCATACTTAGCGGCAGAGTTACCAAGCTCATCTAAGAATTTCATACCCGGTACGCCATTGTCATTTAGATAAG